GAATTTTTACACGCAAACGAGATCACCCCGAGCCCCAATCTCGAATATCCCAAGACCAGCCCAAACCAGCCTGAACTGGCGGTGACTAGCCACGACCAGCCGAGGCTTGAGACGATCAGCCCGGATGGGGCGGGATCGTATGGGCCGCTTGTGGGGGACATGTGCCTGGACGCGCTTGGTCTTGAGTTGATGCCGTGGCAGGTACATTTTCTTGACCGGGCGTTGACGTTCAACGATGCCGGAGAGCTTGTGCATCGGTCGGCGTTGGGGTCGGTGGCTCGACAGAACGGGAAGTCAATCATTCTCAAATCGGTCATTTTGTTTTGGCTGTTAGAGATGCCAAAAATCAGGGGCGAAAAGCAGACAATTGTGTCGGTTGCCCATCGCCTTGACTTGGCTGTCATGGTGTTTGATGACTTGGCCGACATTCTTGAGAACAAGTACGGCGCTTATGTTTCACGGTCGTATGGTCGCAACAAAGTGACGATGCCGGACGGTACGACGTGGTGGATCAAAGCTGCGAAGCACAACGCGGGCCACGGCATGAGCATTGACCTGCTGATCGTCGACGAGCTGTTTGACGTTGACGCTGAGGTTGTTGAGGGCGGTTTGATGCCGGCGCAGCGCGCCCGCAAAAACCCGTTCGCCCTGTTCATGTCAACCGCCGGCACAGAAGCATCGGTGCTGTTCCAGCGTTGGCGTGAACACGGGCTACGCGCGATCGACAGCGGGCAACCCACCGTCAATTACATGGCCGAATGGTCACCGCCACCGCACGTTGATCCAATGTCGCCGGCGTCGTGGACATGGGGCAACCCCGCCATCGGCCACACGCTCACGCTCGAGACATTGCAGCAGGAAAGCGAAAACCCTGACCGCGCATCATTTCTCCGTGCCAGCCTCAACCTGTGGGTCACGGTCGCCCGCGGCTGGATCGCACCGGGACGCTGGCCCGAACTAGAACACCGCGGCCCGATCCCAATGGGCGGCATCATCGCCATCGAGGCCAGCCTGGACGACAGCCGATACGCCGCCGTACGTGCCGTCAACTTGCCCGATGGACGCACCGTCTGCACCATCGCGTTCGTCGTCGACACAATCGGGGAGCTGTACGACAAACTTGCTGAGGTGGCCGCCGACCCATCAGTACGGTTTGCTATGTCGCCAAGCATTGACGCCATTTGCCCGCCAAACCTTGAGCGTCGCCGCGTCATCGTCGGCTATGCCGAACTTGGCAAACTCACCCCCGTCGTACGCGACCTGATCAACCAGGGCAGGTTGTTGCACACCGGGGAAACCATGCTGGCTGAACACGTCCAACGTGCCGTTGCAGTCAAAACACAAAACACGTTGGTGCTGTCGTCGCAACGCTCACCCGGCCCGATCGAGCTGGCGCGTTGCATGGTGTGGGCCGCAGGTATGGTCGCTCGACCAGCACAAAGCGGCCGCCCAATGATCGTCAGCGTGTAGTGTTGCGACGTACCCGCCCCGGCCTTTCGTCGGGATCGTGTCGGCGGGCGGGTACACATAAACGCTTGACGCTTGTGGCACACTTGACGCATGGCCCTGTTCGCTAAAAAGACTGCCGCAATCAGCACCACCCCTATTGCTGAGGTGCAGGCCGCTGTCGGTTACACGTCAAACGCGCAAGGCCCAAACATGATTGGCCAGTACTACACCTACCAGGAAGGTGAAGCCCGCAACCGTGCAATCTCGGTGCCTGCGATCAATCGTGCGCGCGACCTCATGGCATCCGTCATCAGTTGTATGCCGCTAAAGATGTACAACGAAGTTTGGAATGAACTTGAAGAAGAAATGACCAAGGTGTATTTGGCGCCGCGGTCATGGCTGCGTCGACCCGATCCGACGGTGCCGTACGGGCACATCATGGCGTGGACATTTGACGACCTGTTTTTCTACGGTCGCGCGTTTTGGTACATCACGTCACGCACCGCCGACGGCTACCCGGCATCATTTACGCGTCTGCCAACCGGTTCAATCACGACACCTGATCAGGTTGGCCCGGTATGGTTCGCGCCATCGAAGCAGGTGTACTTCAACGGCGGCGAACTTGACCCCGCCAACCTTGTGCAATTCCTCAGCCCAACCCAAGGCCTGATCTACTCTGCACCAGGCGCCATCGAGACCGCGCTCAAGATTGAGGCGGCCCGCAACCGCAACGCATCCAGCTCAATCCCTGCGGGCATCCTCAAGCAAACCGACGGCGAGCCATTGTCAGCGCAAGAATTGACTGACATTGCCGCACAATTCAATGCGGCTCGCGCCACCAATCAGACGGCCGCGCTCAACCAGTATTTGAACTACGAACCGACCACCATGACGCCCGACAAAATGCTGCTGATTGAGAGCGCCAACTATTCGGCACTCGAAGCCGCCCGCCTCGGCAACGTCCCGCCATACCTTGTCGGCGTGTCGACCGGGTCGTACTCGTACCAGTCAGCACAACAGGCCCGCGCCGACCTCTACATCTTTGGTGTCAAGCTGTACGCCGAAGCGATCGCCGCCACCCTGTCAATGGACAACGTGCTACCACGCGGCACATACGTTGAATTCGACGCCGACGAATACCTGGAAGAAGAATACGCGGCCGACAAAATGGATGAACCATCAGAAGTCAACATTCAAGAAAACACGCAAGAGAGGATCGCAAACCGATGATCAAATTTCACGCCACCGACATCAGCATCATCGCTGGTAAGGGTGCAGGCCGACGCGAAATCAGCGGCGTCGCCGTACCGTACAACGTCAAAGCAACCGTCGCATCCGGGCAAGACGTCATCATCAAGCCAGGCGCACTACCCGTTGAAGGCAAGGCACCGCGCCTGTTCATGTACCACGACAGCACAATGCCCGTCGGTGTCGTCACCGAACGCGTTGACAGCCCCGAGGGGATGCTTTTTACCGCCAAAATCTCGGCATCCAGCCAAGGCCAGGACGCAATGATCATGCTGTCTGAGGGCGTCATTGACCAGGTATCCATCGGCGTCACCCCAACTGATTTCAGTTACGACGACGACGGCACCATGATCGTCAAGGCCGCCGACTGGGTAGAGCTGTCGCTCGTACCCGTCGGAGCGTTCGGTGACGCAGCCGCGATCACCGAAGTAGCCGCAAGTATCCACCAACCAACCGAAGAAATCGGCAATACTGAACAAGAGACCCCACAAGAGGAGACACCAGCAATGGAAAACGCACCAGTCGTCGAGGCCGCCGCAGTCGAGGCCGCGATCCCAACCGCACCAATCCCGGCACAGCCAAAGCGCAAGTTTGACCTGCCAACCGCAGGCGAATACCTTGCCGCAATGCACATCGGTGGCGAAACGTTCCGCAACGTCGCAGCAGCCGCCCGCGACTTCGCACTTTCGCGCCAGTCGGCACTTCAGGCAGCCGCAGGTGACACCCTCACCACCGACACGCCCGGTTTGCTCCCAGTCCCAGTTCTCGGCCCTGTGTTCCAAGATCTGAACTACATCCGCCCAGTCGTCGCAGCAATCGGCGCCCGCGCCATGCCAGACGGTGGCAACCAAAAGACGTTCATCCGCCCAACCTGGACGACCCACCCATCGGTGGCAACCCAGTCAACCGAATTGACGGGCGCATCGGCCACCACCCCGGTCATTGCATCGAACGTCGTCACCAAGACCACCCTTGCAGGTCAGGTCACGTTGTCGGTGCAGGACATCGACTTTACCAGCCCCGCCGCAATGGAAATTATTCTCCGCGACCTCGCAGGCCAGTACCTGCTTGCATCCGACAACATCGCGGCAGACGCAATCACCTCGGGCGCTTCAGCATCAGGATCGACCTGGACGTTCAACACGACCGACCCATCCACGCTGTTCGCCGCCTTGTACGACGCAGCAACCGATATTTTGTCGGCCAGCAACTTCCTGCCTGACCACATTTTCGTCGACCCAACGACCTGGAAGTTGATGGGACAGCAGATGGACGCAGACAAGCGATTGGTGTTCCCGTACACCGGCGCCGCAGGTCTCATGGGCGTCAACGCAGCCGGATCAGCCAACGTCACGCAGCTCAACACTTTCAACCCATTCGGCCTCAACCTCGTCGCAGACCGCAACTTTGCGGCCAACACGATGGTCGTCGCCAAGGGCTCCGCGATCGAGTTCTACGAGCAAGTACGCGGCCTTATGTCGGTTGAGGTGCCAAGCACCCTTGGACGCACGTTCTCGTACTACGGGTACGTCGCAACGTTCATTGCCGACAGCGACCTCGTCAAGTCCATCACCGTCAGCCCGTGATCTGAAAGGTAGGCCCACAAAATGGCCACCTACACGGTCACACACAAGTACCTGCTGGACGATTACGCCGTCCTACAGCTCCTCACACCCTCAGAGGTAGTTGTAGGCGGCGCGATCACCGTCACAGGCGTCGACGCAACGTTTAACGGCTCATACACGGTCTACGCGCTCCCGCAATACCTGTATCTTGGCGTTGACACCGAGGGCGACCTGATGTACGACTATCAGGTACCCATTCAGAACCAGGTGCTGTACGCCAAGACCGCCGACAATGTTGAGCGTGTCGCATCTACCGGGTCGCTCGCATACACACCTGTCTGCACGTGGATCACCGCAACGAACATTGAGGATTGGCTGGGTATCGGCACGGCGACCGCGGGTGATGCAGCGTTTTTGACGCAATGCGCCGCAGCTGCCAACCAGTTTTGCTATCGACGCCGACAGGAAGCCGGATACATTGACAGCGTCAGCACCAGCCCATCGAGCGACGTCACCTTAGGCACGATTATGTACGGCGGTGCCCTGTACCGTCAGCGCGGCTCAATGGATCAGTTCGCATCGTTTGACGGCATGGCAACCGCTCCGGTCGTCGGCCTATCAGGCATGGTGAAGCAGCTGTTGGGGATTGACCGCCCACAGGTGGCCTAATGCCCGTACCCGCATACACCGACCTGTTTAACGAGGCCATCGACGACCTGACCGCAACCCTGCAAACCATCACAGGGCTACAAGTCGTCAACGATCCCCGCAACATCGTCCCGCCGTGCGCGTTCATTGACGCACCGTCGTGGGAAAGCTGGAACTACAACATCGTCAAACTGACGTTCCCCGTCAAGGTGCTGACGCTCGGCCCAGCCAACCTCGACGCCCAACGCTCGTTGCTTAACATTTGCGCCCTGCTGCTAGCCAAAAACGTGGCCGTCACCGGGGGCCGACCAACCGTGATTGACATTGGCGGTTCAATCCTGCCTGCCTACGACCTCACCGTCACTATGCAAGCGCAAACCAGCTAGGAGCGATCATGTACGTCATTGTCAGCCCGCGCCTTGGTACACCAGGCGACAAATTTGAGCCACTAGAAGGCACCAACATTCATGCCCTGTTGTCGGCTGGCTTCATATCCACCGACAAACCAAAAAAGTCGTCTAAAGTCAAAGCAGAACCAGTCGAGGAGTAACCCACATGGCAACCAGCGTCTACCTGTCAAACCCAAGCGTCACGATCAACAGCGTTGACCTTAGCGACCAATGCACCGCCGCCACGATCACCTACAACGTTGAAGCGCTGGAAAACACCGCGTTCGGCTCAACGGCCCGCACCTACACCGCAGGCCTCGCCAACAACAGCATCACCGTCACGTTGTACCAGTCGTACGCGGCAACCGAAACCGAAGCGTCGATCTACAGCCTTGTCGGCACGACCACCACGCTGGTATTGCAACCAGCATCCGGTGCGGTCTCGGCAACCAACCCGTCGTACACGCTCACCGGTGCATACCTTGAAAGCCACACCCCGATCAACGCATCGCTCGGCGAACTCTCAACGATCGATCTGACGTTTACAGGTGGCACACTCGCAAAGGCCACCAGCTAACCATGTTCTCGCCAGCCCGATCGGGCGGCGCTGAAAACAAACAAAGCAAGCCCGCGCTGGCGGAGCCTTGCCCGACGAAAGGTAACTAATGCGCGTCAAACTAAAGATCGACCTGAAAGACGGGCGCGAACCCCGCACTATGGTCACCAACATGCTTGCCATCGTCGAGTGGGAAAAAACAGAGAATCGCCGATCCGCTGACGGCAAAGGCATCGGTTTTGTTGACATGTGTTGCTGGGCGTACATCCTGTGCAAACTTGCTGGAGACAAAGTGCCCAGCACGTGGCGTGAATGGGTCGCTGAACACCCCGACATGGAAATCACGCCAATCGAAGAAACCACCGACGAAACCCCTACCATCGCGGCACCTGGCGACGCTCCCTCGCTGAGGTCTTAGTTATGACGGGCTACTGGCCGCCGCAAGTGGAATTTGACACCCGAGACATGACCACCGTGTTCCACGTCCTTGAACTGCAACAGCAACAAGCAAAGCGGGGCCGCTAATGGCAACCGTTGAGGTGATTGGCGTCAAACAAATGCTGCAAGACCTCAGGCAGATCGACCCTGAGGCCCGAAAACAATTTGCCAAAGACGCCAAACAAATTGCCAGCCCGATCGTGCTTGAAGCACAAAGCCGCTACCCGGCACAAGCTTTGTCAGGTATGCGATATCGCTGGACGCAGAACGGCCGTCAGCTGTTGCCGTGGGATCAGCGTAAAGCGCGACGTGGCGTACAGGTCAAAGTGGATGCGGGACGCAAAAAAGACGGCGTAGTAACCATCATCCAAAAAGACCCAGCAGCCGCAATCTATGACATTGCGGGCCGTGGCAACTCAAACCGCCTAGGTGATGCATTGACCGCGTTTGCTGGCAACCCGTCGCGCGTCATGTGGCCATCAGCCGAAGCGCACATCACCGACGTGCAGGACCAAATGACTAAAGCGCTTGAACAGGTTGCCAACGAGATAAATCGTAGAATTGCAACCATATGAGCATTCGCATACCCATCATCAGCGAGTTCGACGACAAGGGTATTGCGCGCGCCAAAAAAGAATTCAACAGCCTTGAGACCACCTCGGAAAAGGTCGGCTATGGCATGGAAAAAGCATTCGTGCCTGCGATCGCAGCTGCGGGCGCACTCGCTGCCGGGCTTGGCATGGCCGCCAAAGCCGCCGCCGAAGATGAAGCCGCACAGGCTGCACTCGCCGTACAGCTCCAAAACTCGACGGGTGCTGGGCAAGAACAAATCGCCGAAGTTGAGAAAGCGATTAGCGCAATGTCACGCCAGGCCGCGGTTGCTGACGACGTTTTGCGCCCCGCGTTCGCTGCACTTGTCCGTGGCACTAAAGACATCAACGAGGCGCAATCTCAAATGTCGCTTGTGCTTGATATCAGTCGCGCAACCGGAATTGACGCCACCACCGTCGCCGACAGCCTCTCCAAAGCGTACGAAGGAAACTACAAGGCCCTACGATCGCTCACCCCTGAGATGGCAAACCTTATTCGTGAGGGTGCCGACATGGAAACGATCATCAGCGTGCTTGGCGGCACGTTTGGTGGCGCAAACCAGGCATTCACCGAAACCGCTGAAGGCGGCATGGCAAAAATGCAGATCGCGTTTGCCGAGATGCAAGAAAGCATTGGCGCAGCCGTTTTGCCGTTGCTTGAGCGCCTAGTACCGATCATTACGAAAATGGCGCAAGCCGTCGAAGAAAACGCCGACGTCGTCATCATTTTGGCTGGCGTCATCGGTACCTTGTCGGCCGCCATTATCGCTTACAACGTAGCGATCAAGACCGCGGCGTTTTTGCAGACCGCGTTCAACATCACGTTGGCTGCCAACCCGATCGGTTTGGTAGTTGCCGCCATTGTCCTGCTCGGTGCAGCTCTTGTCGCTGCATACGCCAAGTTTGAGGGCTTTAGAAAAATCGTAGACGCCGTGTTTAGCGCAGTCAAAGTTGGCGTCAAAGTCATGGTTGATTTCGTGTCCGGGTACCTCAACACGATGCTGAACGTGTGGACACGCATCATCAACACGATCGCCGACATATGGAACTCGACTCTCGGCGGCCTGTCATTTGAGATCCCCGACTGGGTGCCAGGCATCGGCGGTAAAGGCTTCACCATCCCCGAGATGGGCAAGATTGGTGGAGGCGGCTCTAGCAGGTCCGTAGCGGCCGTAGGCGGCGACAAAAACCTTGGGGTGCCTATTCCCTCATCCACGGGGTCTGCTGTCGTTGTAGCGGCTCCTAGCGTGGCTGGCGGGGGCGGTGGCGGCGGGGGCGCATCCGTCCGACAGATCATGGAAGCCCCAAACATGCTTGGGGCAGGCATCGCCAGCAACCCGTTCACATCAAGCGCTCGCAACGCCATGTTGGAAAACATCACCGTCAACGTCAACGGCGGATTGGCGACCAGCGCCGAGATCGGGCAGGCCGTCGTGGACAGCATCCGCGCCTACAACCGATCAGCTGGCCCGGCGCGCATTGAGGTCAGCGGGTACGTCTGATGCCCGGCACAGCAATCGTCCAATCAGGCAACTACCTGCTTGAAATTGACGCAGGGTTCCAAATTGACGCATTTACCTTGGACGACAGCACCAAAGGCGTCTTAGACAACACAACCTATGTGCTGGACGGCACCACCCAATTCGCTGACGTCACCGACGGCACCCTAAACATCGCGGTGCGTCGAGGACGCAAAGATCAAGGCGACCAGTTCAGCGCAGGCACCATGACGTTCACACTCAATGACACGCTGGCTGACGGCATCTTCAACCCGTTTGACACCCAATCCCCGTACTATGACGCCAACGCCAACGTGCCTGGCTTGGCACCTATGCGCCGTGTACGTCTCGGGCGCTACAACGCCAGCAACGTCGTTGAATACCTGTTCAAAGGTTACGTGGTCAACTACGACTACAACTTTGCCTTAGGCGGTTTGAACACGGTCAGCGTCTACTGCGCCGACGATTTTTATTTGCTGGCACAGACCTACATGGACGAATACAACGTCACGACCGAAACATCAGGCGAACGCATAGAAAGCGTTTTGAACTTGCCCGAAGTCGACTACCCGACCGGGCCAACCGCCCGCAACATTTCTACAGGCACCGTCAACCTGGGTCACGACAGCGCATACACCGTCCCAGCAGGCACAAACGTGCTGGCCTACTTGAATCAAATCAACGGCACCGCAGAATTTGGTCGCCTGTTTGTGTCGCGTGACGGGGTGCTGACATTCCAAGACCGCATTGGTGCAACGCTCAGCGGATCCGTCGCCGACTTCAAAGACACAGGCACAGGCGTACCGTACGACAACGTGGGCATTACATTTGAGGCGGACAACGTCGTGAACCGCGCCTATTTACAAAACCTTGACGGCGCTAACGCCACCGCAAGCGACAACACCTCGATCAGCACCTACTTCATCCAAACTGAAAGCATCACTAACAGCCTGTTAGAAAGCGCTGGCACACAGCTGGCCGACGCCGCCACCTACCTGCTCAACGGCGAACCTGAAGCAAGGTACACCGACGTAGCTACCAAATTTGCCATGCTGACCACCGCCCAACGCGACACAGTCGCCATCATTGACATTGGCGACACGATTACCATAGAAAAAACATTTCAAACGGGCACAGGAACAACCAGCCTAGGCCAAGAGTTGTCAATTGAAGGCATTGAACATGTAATTGACTTCAACACCGGGCACCGCGTCAACCTGTATACAGCGGCCACCACCATCGTCTATCAGCTCATCTTGGACGATTCGACATATGGCGTTCTTGACGCTTTGAATGTTTTAGGATAGGAGACACCATGCCAAACACACAGACCAGCGTTCCCGCATTTACCGCCGGACAGGTGCTTACCGCAGCTCAAATGACTGAGGTCAACACGGGCATACCTGTGTTCGCAACCACGACGACCCGTGACGCCGCGTTTGGTGGCACAGGCGAAAAAACCCTGAGCGAAGGCCAATTTGCATACATCGAGGCCACCAACACAACCCAGTACTACGACGGAGCTGCATGGCAAACGCTTGTTGTCGGCGGCCTGACGTACATCACAGGCGCATCATTTACCGCCGCCGCGACTGTGTCAATGGCATCGGGCGTATTTAGCGCCACCTACAACAACTACGTAGTGATGCTCAATTTGACGGCATCGTCGGCAGACCAGGTGTTTGCGTGGCGTGTAAACAACGCTGGATCACCTCGAACAGCCGCCAACTATTACGGCGCAACCAACCTCACAAACGCTGCCGGAACCGCAAGCACCGTCGGATCATCCGCGGCCACTAGTTTTGGTGTTGGCAACGTACGAAACACCATCCCATTCGCCTCATACACAATCAGCGTGTATTCCCCAGCAGACGCCGCAACCAAAACCACACTCGGTTTCTACGGTTTCGGCTACACCGCTCTTAACGCGGCAGCAACCGCCAACGGTGGCATGATCTACGACGTCGCCGAAGCAAACGACGGCCTCACATTCTTTGTGACGGGCACGATCACCGGGTCGTACAAGGTGTACGGGCTCGCCAACAGCTAAGGACACATCATGACAAAGCCACTCATCCAAATCGGTGACGAAGTGCGCGAAATGACCGACGCCGAACACGAACAGCACCTTGCCGACAAAGCAGCCGCCGACGCCGCACAAGCCGAATTGGAGGCCAAAGCCGCGGCCCGCGCCGCCGTCCTCAACAAGCTCGGTTTGACCGCCGACGAAGCCACCGCCCTACTCGGATGACAAAGTGGATACTTCGATTGTGGTGGCTGTCATCGCTGGCGCTTTCTCTGTACTCGTTGCGATCATTCATCGGTTCCAAAAAGAAAACCATCAAGATCACGGACGGGTACACGAAGCGCTGGGCCGAATAGAACAAAAAATCGACCAACACACGGAGAACCACCCATGAGCAAAGAAACTAAAGCAATGCTCGCAAGTTACGCTCGATCCGTCATCGCCGCCGTTGCAGCCGTTGCAGCCACCGGGAACATCGACCCACAAGACCTTGCCAAAGCAGCCGCCGCAGCTCTTTTGCCCGTCATAATGCGATGGGCCAACCCGAACGATCCGGCATACGGTCGTGGCAATAGCCAAAGCTAAACCAGGCGTACCAGGCGCCACCGACTACATCGGCAACGCCGACGGCCCCGCCAAAGGCCCACGCCCAGGCATGGACGAATGGATCCGCCAAGCCATCAAATACGCCAACGGCTCGCTGTGGAATAACGGGTCGTACGGGCAACGTGACATGAAAGGCAAACCTGGCAGCTTGTCAGTACACGCCACAGGCCGCGCAGTCGACCTTTCCTACCGTGACATGCCCGACCATCGTGGCAAACCAAACGGACGCCAACTTAGTCGCGTATTCATCGGCGCATGCGTAGCCAACGCAAACGAACTCGGCCTACAAATGGTCATCGACTACTGGCCCCAACCATTCGGACGAGCATGGCGTTGCGACCGCATGGCCTGGCAGGTCTACCAAAAGAAAACCGTGTCCGGCGCACCTGGCGGCGACTGGTGGCACGTCGAGATCACACCCAAAATGGCAGACAACCCAAATTTCGTAAAAGCCGCATTTCTCAAGGTATTTGAGGGTATTCCCGCATAGGCCCGTCAGATCCCCTAGGGTGGGATCACCGACGAAAGGAACCTAGCCATGACATTGAACCCATTAGCCGCATTAGCCACCCTAGTTACAGCAGTCCTAGGGCTAACGACGCTCCTAGAGGCTCCTAGACCCCTCTCAGGGCAACCTAGCGCCACGACCACACCCGCATCGTGGGACGTGTACTCAACCACAACCGTCGTGCAGACTACGGTCACCGAAACCAGCTTGCCGACCACAATCGCCACGTGCGACGACGCCGTCAATTTGGCCCGGCAGGTCGGTTGGCCCGAAGATCAGCTTGACACGCTCGCCGTCGTCATGTTGCGTGAAAGCCGATGCATTCCAACCGCCCACAACATCAACGATCCGATGGGCGGTTCATACGGGCTGACACAGATCAACGGCTTTTGGTGCCTACCAAACAGCAACTGGCCTCAGGGCTGGCTACAAGTACAAGGCGTCGGCGTCGATCATTGCGCCGAGCTGTTTATTCCTGAAGCAAATCTGCGGGCCGCGCTCGCCATCTACAACAATTCCGGGTGGGGGCCGTGGGCTGCCACAGCACCGTGACACACCTGTGATAGAACATCCGTACATAGATCCCGACGACACACTCAGCAAGGAGACCCGACAAATGTTTGCCGACAACTTCGAGCCAACCTCAGCATCAGCAAAACACCTAAAAGCGTTGAACGAAATCGTGGACACGATCTTCAACCCGCACAGCGACATCATTCGACGCCTACGCACCATTCGTAACGCGATGAGCTTGTGCGACCCGGAACCGCTCTACGACATTGAGACGATTGACAAGGCGATCGCCGCGTTGGAGAAGGCACGATGAACTGCACCATCTGTAAAGGCGTCATCGCATGGCCCGACATTCAAGGCAAAACACATTTCGTCTGTGACGGTCGAGTACCAACCGTCAAACCCACGACCCCGTACGGGCAGGCAATGCAGATCAGCCAGGCGGTTGCTGACGCCAAATGGACACCCGCACAGCAACGCCAAGTTGACTCCGCCATTGACGCCTGCGCCCGCGAAATCGGGTATTTCACCGCTGACGACGTGTGGGCCAAACTTGGTCAACATTTCCCCGTCACCAAAGGGCTTGCTGGTCGGCTAAATGCAGCTGTGCGACGCCGCACCATCGTAAACACCGGCGCAGTACGCCACGCCAATCGTGGCGGCCAGCATGATCACGCACAACGCCTTACCGTATGGGCAGCCGCATGAAATACATCGTGCACGTAGTCGCAATGTTTGTAGGCATCGGCATTAGTCGATGGTTTTGGCATCGGGGCTACTGATGGCATTTGACCTGAGCAACTACGAAACCGTTGAGGATCGCCTTGCCCGATTTTGGGCTGACCATCTGACCGGACGGATTGAGACAGCGATGATGGCCTACGACGGCGACAGTTGCATCTTTCGCGCCGAGGTCTACTTTGACGCTAGTCAGGCGACACCCACCGCGACTGGCTACGCCGAAGAAGTCAAAGGCTCAAGCCCAGTCAACCGAACATCATTCGTTGAAAACTGTGAAACGTCTGCGATCGGTCGTGCGCTCGCTAACTGCGACTACGCGACGCACGGCAAAAGGCCATCCCGTCAGGAAATGGCGAAGGTGCAGCGGGCGGGGGCGGGCAACCTTGCGCCCGGATCGGATGCCCCGCCCGTTGCGCCGGAATACATCACCACCGTGGGCGGCACAAAAGCCGCCACACCCAAACAGGTCGGCTACATGAAAGCGCTCGCAAAAAAACTGTCGCTCGATGAAGAAGGCTTGTTCAATTATGTGCAACAGGTGTTGGCTAGTGATGCAGCTGTGCCCGAAGCCCTAACGATCGCCGAAGCCAACCGCGTGATTGACGCACTCAAAAAGGACACGCAATGAGCCTTGACCACGCCGACAAGCTGATTGAACTCATTGCCAAAGTGTCTGCGCTTGACATTGAGAAAGCGCACAAAGACGAGATCCTAAAGTACCTGCGGTGGGCGTTACGCAAAGCCGTCAAGTCCTATTGGTACAGTACAGAAATCACCGTTGACTAAGGAGAAACAATGGCACCCGACAACATTCGCCGACTCGTCGATTTCATCGACGCCTGCTACCCGGCACGACGCCTGTTCGTGCAGTCAATCAAGGAACATTGGGCCGAGGACGCATTTCTGCTTGAAGTAGATCTGTCACCAGAGGAAAAGAACACCGTGAAAACACGCATCAGCGAACACGGCGACGTTCCGACTCTGTCAGAGCTGCGCCATTTGATCCGAACAGCCAAAGCCAAACACGCGCCTGTTCGCAAATGTGACGTATGCAATGGATCAGGCTGGCTGCCAACCGCATCAGAGTTTGACATTGTGGATGGCGAACACGTCGGCATGGTCGAGCGCGGTCTCAACCGCATTGACCAAGTCACAGGCAAGGTAAAGCCAACGTATTACCGTGTGACAAAGCGTTGCACATTCTGCTGATCTAATCAGACAGACCATGACCTACCAGGGGTCGCGCCTTGGATGGATGACACCCGGATACGGGGGTAGATCGACGCGCCCTAAAACAGCTAGACGAAGGTGGCGGGGCAATGCGTCGAGGCGAACGTAATGCAAGCAAGTGGGACTCGGGTAGAGGCAAGCCGAGGGGTGGACATAACACCCGTCTGCCCCGTCACATACGATTAGGCTGAAACAACGCGCGCGCGCATCAACATGAACCGCAAAGAATACAAATCGCCTGGCTACCAGCAAGCCCGCAAAGCCTTACTTGCCGACAACCCAATCTGCCATTGGTGCCGACGCCGACCCGCAACCGAAGCCGACCACCTTGTTGAAGTAGACCGCGAAGGCACACACGCAGATGGTCTTGTCCCGTCATGCAAACCTTGCAACGCTGCACGAGGCGCAACACATCGCAACAAAAAACTGGCGGCCGCAAAACTCAATCGCGAAAAGGCATTGAATGAATTTTTACACGCAAACGAGATCAC